GACGACCGCTGGTAAGTAATTGACGAAGGCTCGAACCTTACTTTGCGTCACTAGGGAGACGCAGAGTAAGGTTCTTGTTCCAACCAGCGGAGGTCAAGATGACTAAGAAAGATATACAGGACGCAATTGCGTTCCTAGAAAGACAATTCGTGGGTGTCGGTGAACAGGATCGGCTCTTCGAAGTGATAGCAGCACTCAAACAAGAACTGGATAGAAGGAGCAAGAAATGACTGGCGATACATTCGCAATGAGTCAAGAGATAATCGAGTTGCAAACCCGTGTCGCAGAACTCTCGGTCGCACTCGAACACATGACCGAGCAACGAGATAACGCTGTTGACGCAGCAGAGTCGCTGCATAAGGAACTGGAGGCGTGTCGTGACCGAATCAAATCACTCGGCGGACAACTAGACCGACTTCGCGTCCACATCCAGCAAGGCATCGAACTGTGATCACGATCGGACTCGATACATACATCGTCTGTCAACTGTGCGACGGTGAAGTCCGACTTGACACACGCCGCATCGCAGGATGCCTCTGTGACCCAGACGCACCAACCTGGATCGGCATCGAACCCAATGGCCGAGTATTGGCATTCAGCCAATCCAAATACGAAATCTGCAAGGAGACACAATGAAAACTGAATCAGTCGGAGCAGACATCCTGCTCGAAGCACACCAACTTGTCACAGGACCACGCAACAACGACTACGGCAATGTCGTAGACGACTACAGCAAAGTCATCCACATCTTCGAAGGCTTAACCGGCATCAAACTCAGCCTCGCCGACGCACTCCTGTTCATGGTGTCAGTCAAAATGGCACGGCTACGAACCAACCTTGACAAGAACCGTTTGCATCACGACTCGCTCGCTGACGCACTCGGCTACCTCGGCCTACTCAACCAGGCATACAACGATCTGCCGTTCCCGCGGACCGTGGCGGAACGATGAAAACAATGGTCAAAGATTTAGGCGCAGATAGTTCAATGGGAGAATTATCGTTATTCCAAACGATAGATGACGGTTCAATTCCGATCTCTGCGCTCCATTTAGTTGTCGAACAGATAGATGTCCACACAGCCTGCCGTCTCAACGGTGTTTGGCATAGTCGACTGCCATTTATTCATTGGTCAAATGTTGTGAGAAATCGTCACTACATCTGTTATGGAGCGAGATACAACAATGATGAACTTTATGCTGTCGCAATTTGGTCAAGTCCAGTAGCTGCAAATCGCATGAAAAACAGCAACAAGATTCTAGAACTTAGAAGATTCGCTATAAAAGACAATGCACCAGTCAACACTGGATCTCGACTTCTTTCAATTATGCGCAAAAAAATTAAACATGACATACCAGAAATTGAACTATTAATTTCGTACCAAGATGAGGAATCTCATAAAGGCACGATTTACAAAGCGGCAGGCTGGCAACCGACTGTGTCCAGCAACGGAATGTCATGGACGACAAGTAAACGAAAAAGAAATCTTGAGCAAACTCAAGCCAAAAAAACTAGATGGGAGATGTCACTTTGAAAGCAAAACTTTGTGCCTGCCTACCTGACCGCATCCTGCCACGCAAACCTGTGTGCGGCGAGAAACTAGAGGACGACGATGAATGAGAGCGAAGACCCGATTGACGACCGAATCAAATACTTCATCGAGTCACAGGTTGACGCCGACAATGTTTGCACCGCGTATGTGCTGGTCGCAACGATCCAGAACTATGTGACGACCGAACAAAAGTTTTTCACTATATGCCCGCCTGAGCAGGTCACATCTACTACTATCGGTCTTCTCGAATCAGCGGGAGCTGCCGAGAAACTTCGAATAGCAAGACAGTTACTCGAAGACGATTAGGTCATAGGAGGCCTGCACATGAATAAGCAAGAAAAAGAACTATTCATCAAACTCACATCTGAGTTAGAAAAAGAACGGCAATGCGCCGACATGCTCGCCGATGCGTTAATCCAAGGCGGAATGGATCGCACATTTGAAGCACTCACATTCCACGAACTACTACGCAACGGCATCAAATACCCTAACGCAAGAATTCGACGCAATCATCCAAGCATGAAAAACAAGGAGCAACAATGACATCCAATGAACAACACTTCAAACGAGACGCATGGCTATCACAACGGCATCGCGGCTGGGGCTACAACACACCAGCAATGGACATCGACTTCCTCATGGTCGAATACGACAAATGTGTACCGAAAGCAATCATCGACTACAAACACGAACACGCCGTCTTAGACCTCATCAACGTCGGCGCGCGAACACTCGCGCAGCTCGGCAACATGGCAAAGATCCCATCGTTCATCGTGCAATACGGTCACTCGAAACAGGACGGCTGGTGGGGTGAAGTTGCCGAAGACAGCGAACCATGGTTCGTCATCTGGCCAATCAACGCACTCGCCACAGCATTCATGGAGAACAAAGTTGAGAAGGTAGACGAGATCGGATTCGTTCAATTCTTGTATGACCTGCGTGGCCGAGAAGTACCTGCCGACATAATCGGCAACATTCGCAAACAAAACAAGTGACCGCAGACAGTCTTACTAGACTGACCTGCACTTAAGGAGAACCATGTCTGTGTTAAACACTGCACTCGCGTACGCCAACAAAGGTGTGCGCGTAATACCAATCAAACAAGGCGAGAAACGACCACCAATGTCAGGTTGGCAGAACGCCGCCACAACCGACCCGACCACAATCCGACAATGGTTCGAAGGACAGTTCAAAGACTGCGGACTTGGCATCGCGACAGGTGAATGTCGCAACCGCTATCTCATCGTCGTAGACATTGATGACCGCGAACAATACCGTGGCTCAGACACACTCGCCGATTTAGAACAACTACACGGCAAACTACCCGACACACTCGAAGTCATCACAGGCTCCGGCGGACGCCACATCTACTTCTTGACGGATGCACCGATCCGCAACGAAGCGTCAGGCAAACTCGGACAAGGCATCGACATCCGAGGCATCGGCGGACAAGTACTCGCACCACCAACAGTCCACCCAAACGGCAAAGAATACCAATGGACAGACGAACGCTCGATCGCCGACCACAAACCAGCAGACATGCCACTTTGGATGGTTCTCTTACTCACAGCGAAAACTGAACTAGCCACACCAACAACACCCACTACACCGTCACTGTTGCTCGAAGAAGACGGACCAGCATCCCGCTACTGTGCCGCAACCACATGGCCCGAACTACTAAGGCAAGACGGCTGGACACTCGCACACACCGACCAATCAGGCGAATCACATTGGGTGCGACCAGGCAAAGACATTCGAGAAGGCACCTCAGCGACCACAGGTTGGCAAGGCAAAGACATCCTCAAAGTGTTCACCACATCAATCCCAGGCTTACCTGCGGGCGCATACACACGGTTCGGCTACACCGCAGCCATGCACCACAACGGCGACCGATCAGCGTTCGCCAAGAAGCTCCTACAAGAAGGCAAAGCCCTAGTACCAGTCGAGCAACCATCAAAGACCGACAACATCCTCATCAACTGGACAGACTTCTGGAACCAATCATTCCCAGCCGAAGACTGGCTCATCGAACCCATCATCCCACGCAACCAACTCGTAGTCATCTTCGCACCAGGCGGAACAGGCAAATCGTTGCTCGCGCTCTACATCGCAGCCGCACTCGCCACAGGCAAAGAAATCTTCGCCGAACCCAAACCACCAACCAACGTCCTCTACATGGACTACGAAATGTCACAGGCTGTTCTCTACGAACGACTCACCGCAATGGGCTACAACAAAGACACAGACCTATCGAGGTTGCATTACGCCTCACTGCCACCAATCGGCTCACTCGACAAACCAGAAGGCGCAAAACAAATCTGCGACCTAGCACGAGCCTGCCAAGCCGAACTCGTAATCATCGACACCTTCGCACGAGCAGTCGAAGGAGCAGAGAACGACGCAGACACAGTCCGCAACTTCTACCGCTGGACAGCCATCAACCTCAAACAAGAAGGCCGATCACTCATGCGCATAGACCACGCAGGCAAAGACCTCAAGAAAGGCGCACGAGGCACCAGCGCAAAGAACGATGACGTTGACCTGGTCTGGCAGATGACCAAAGTAGACGGACGCCTAGTCATGATCCGACAAAAACACCGGCACACCTGGATACCCGAACGAATCAACCTCATCATCCACGACCAACACAAGATGTTCACACAAGACATCCAAGGCGGCGAACGACTAACCCAAGCCTTGAAGATGCTAGAAGAACTCAACATCGACCCAACCATCAGCCTCGACGCCATGTGGGCCGAAGTCAAAGAACGCGCCGAAACCATCTACCATGTAGTCCGCAAGACAGCCCGACAAGCCCACACCCAACGCCGAGAACAGATAAATGATCCACTCTTTGAACAGTTCTAAAACCCACGGCGTGACACGGCGTGAAACAGGTGCTTACGCCGTCACGCCGACCACACACGGCGTGACCACGGCGTACGCCGTTTTCGCCGTAAAACCCTTATATTTATTGAACCCGACCCACGGCGTGAAACACGGCGTGAAACACAATTTGTCACATACGCCGTCACGCGCCAAGTATTACTTGGCGTGACGGCGTGACCATGCCTGGCGCACACTTATGACCATCTCTAGACCATGTCTAACCTGCGGGAATCTCACCACCAACCCACGCCGATGCCCAGACTGCCAGACCACATACAACCGACTCCATCCCAAGCCTCACCGACCTCACTACTCAGGCGACTACCAAGCACGAGCCAAGGCAGTGCGGGAGTCTGCCCAATACTGTTGGATCTGTCTCGAAGGCGCACGACCCGACGACCCGTGGACCGCTGACCACGTCATACCTGGCGAGATCGACAGTCCGCTCTTGCCCGCTCATCGTTCGTGCAATTCAAGTCGCGGCGACGCAAAGTGAGGCGGGTGTAGAGATGGAGGGTGGGTCAAAAGTTTGCGACCTCAGGCGTCTATGACCCATGCCGTTGGCGGACGCGGGCAGGGTCGGTGGTGGGGTCACGGCTACCATTGGTGGCATGGCCACCAAATCAACTGGAGTCGGTCGCGGATCATCCGCAACTCCGATCGAGCGCAAGCGTCTCAAAGGTTCACGCATCCGTACAGGTTTGAAGGCTTCGCCTATGCCAGAGACTGCGCTTGCGCTAGTCGACATGTCGGTTGTGCCGGTCGCACCGAAAGGTTTGGGCAAAGTTGGCACCGAGTATTGGACGGTCTTGTGGACTGGTGGTCGGCGTCATTTGTCCGAGTTGCACGACGGTCCGTTGATGGGTCGGCTGTGTCGCAACTATCAGAAGATCTACGATCTGGAACTTTGGCTTGGCGACGATGTGACGACGCGCTGGTACACGTCGCCGAACGGGCAGATTGTGACTCATCCAGCGGTGAAGCAGATAGAACAGATGGACGCGCAATGTACGGCTTGGATGAGTTTGCTTGGGTTCACTCCGAGCGATCGTGCCAGGTTGGGTTTGGCGGAGATAAGGGTGGCAAATGAGCTTGACGCATATCGACAAAGGAACTCCAACTTGGTCGACGCCGAAGTTATACAGCAAGTCTGACGGTCACAAGGTCGTTGACTTTGCCCGCACGTTCTTGCATGTGAGTAAAGGTGTTCGTGCCGGTCAGCCTCTGATTCTTACCAACTGGCAGGTCACACTTCTTGACGCACTCTATGAGCGTCGTGATGATGGGTTGCTTCGGTATCGTCGCAGCCTGATCGGGTTGGGTCGGAAGAACGGCAAGTCGTTGCTCGGTTCGCTGATCGCGCTGTATGGCTTGATCGAGGGTGAGCCTGGTGCCGAGGTTTATTCGGCGGCGGGTGACAGACAGCAGGCGCGTGTCGTGTTCAACGAAGCGAAGTGGCAGATCACTCAGTCACCTGCGTTGTCGGGTGTGTGCAAGGTGTATCGCGATGTGGTTGAGGTTCCTTCGACTGGTGCGATCTATCGTGTGCTGTCAAGCGACGCAAAACTTCAGCAAGGTTTGAATCCTTCGACGGTTGTGTTTGATGAGTTGCATGTGCAGCCGAATGATGATTTGTGGAATGCGTTGACGTTGGGTTCGGGTGCGCGTAAGGACCCGAACATTGTCGCTATCACCACGGCAGGCTTCGACCTAGACACGGTGTGTGGCCGTCTGTACAACTACGGCAAAGAGATTGTTGCCGACACGAAACAGGATGAACGGTTCGGTTTCTTCTGGTGGGAAGCACCAGCGGATTGCGAGATTCATGACCGTGACGCTTGGGCTGAGTCGAATCCGAACTTGGCTGAAGGTTTGTTGGATATGCAAGACATGGAAGTGTCAATGATGCAAACAGCCGAGGTTGCGTTCCGCCGCTATCGGTTGAATCAGTGGGTTCGTACCGATGGTGAATCGTGGTTGCCGAAGGGTGCGTGGGAGCAGTGTCGTAGTGAGGATGAACTTGATCCAAACATTCCTGTGTTCGTCGGCATTGACATGGCACTCAAGCACGACTCGATCGCGGTTGTCGTTGCGCAACCGCAGGAGTCTGGTCGTGTTGTTGTTCGTGCAAAGATCTGGCACCCAGACGGCGGTGCGATGGATGTCGCAGCAGTCGAGCAACACATTCGCGAACTTGGTCGCGAGTTCACGGTGCAAGAGTTCGCTTATGACCCAGCGTTCTTTCAACGCTCTGCAGAAGCAATGTCTGATGAAGGGTTCACGATGGTTGAGTTCTCGCAGTCAACTGCACGAATGGTTCCTGCTTGCGGAACTCTTTACGAGTTCATCGTGAACGCTCGGCTCGCACATAACGGCGATCCTGTGTTCACCGATCAGGTGTTGTCGGCGGCGCAACGCTCAACCGACATGGGTTGGCGTTTGTCTAAAGGTAAATCAAAACGCAAGATTGACGCTGCGATAGCATTGGCGATGGCTGTGGATCGTGCAACGAGACGAGTCGAGAGTGTTCAGCAACCAGGGTTCTTTGTAGTGTGAGGAGAAAGATGATTGTATTGTTATTGGAACTGGTCGCGATCTTGATGATTGCGGTCGGCGTATTTTACATTGCGGTTCCGCTTGGGCTAATCTTTACAGGCGCATCTCTGCTTGCCTTCACCTTGGCTTGGGAGCGGTCAAAGAAAGCGGCTAGAAACTAATGTTGTCAAGACTGTTCAACCCAAGAGAAGAAGAGAGAGCAGTCTCATATCAGTCGTTGTTCGCCGCAGGTGACGCATTCCAATTCACAACCAACGCCGGCACGATAGTCACGCAAGAAGATTCTCTCAAGATCGGAACCGTGTATGCGTGTGTCCGACTAATCGCAGACTCTATCTCAACTCTGCCAGTCGATGTGTTCATCCGTGTCGACGGTGATCGCCGACCATTCCGACCACGACCAGAATGGCTCGACATGCCCGAAGTCGGTGTGTCACGCACCGACCACTTCCAACAGGTACTTGTTTCGATGTTGTTGAACGGTAACTCGTTCACTCGTATCATCCGCGACAATCAAGGTGTCGCAGGTTTGTCGGTTTTGAATCCGTTGAAAGTTGAAGTGAAACGCGACGAGTCACGCCGCATCGTCTACGTCTTTGACAACCGTGACATCATCCAGCATGAGGACATGATTCATCTGTCCGAGTTGCGTCTACCTGGCGATCTTCGTGGCCGTTCACGCATCGAACTAATCAAAGAGAACCTCGGATTGTCGAAGGCTCTTGAAGAGTTTGCTGCGAGGTTCTTCGGTCAAGGTTCGCACACTTCAGGCATCATCGAGTTCCCAGGCAACCTGACCCGCGAACAAGCCAAATCGCTTGTTGACGGATTCGAAGAAGGTCACAAAGGTTTGCGTCGCGCACACCGTCCAGGCATTCTGTTCGGTGGTGCAAAGTACACGACAACTTCGGTCGCACCAGACGACTCACAGTTCCTGCAATCACGACAGTTCGCAGTCGAAGAGATTCTTCGTGCGTTCCGTGTGCCGCCATCGATGGCTGGTGTGATTCAGTCAGGTGCGCAAGCATACGCATCGGTTGAAATGAACGGCATTCACTTTGTGATGCACACACTCCGACCATACGTCACCAAGATTGAGGACGGATATTCAAGACTGATTGATGGCCGTGGTGCGTTCCTGAAGTTCAACCTTGATGGTTTGATGCGCGGCGACTTCGGTTCACGAGTCGCAGGATATTCATCAGGTCTACAAGCAGGCTGGTTGTCAATCAACGATGTTCGCCGATTCGAAGACCTACGTCCGGCTGACGGCGGCGACACCTACCGTGTGCCACTTGCGAACGTCGATCTTGGTGCGGCTGGACTCACCGAACTTGACCGCAAAACAATGATGGCTCAACGTCTCATCAACGCAGGTTTCGAACCTGCCGCAGTATTGAAAGCACTCGACATTGATCCGATCACACACACAGGTGTCGCACCAGTCTTGTTGCAACAGGTAACAGAACCAGCACCGACCTACGATGTGAATCAGCGTGACGTGAATGTGACGATGCCTGAAATGGTTGTCAATGTTCCACCAGCACAAGTGAGTGTCGCTGCACCGATCATCAACGTGCCTGAGACTGTGGTGCGTGTGAATGTGCCAGAGAACAGGCCGACTGTTCGCACAGTTGAACGCGATGCCGAAGGTAGAATCTTGACTATCACCGAAAGGGTTGAAGAGTAATGGCTACAGGTTTATCTGCTTATCTTTGCAACTCGTTTCTTGACGCGCTCGGCAATGCGACCGCATATTCGGTGACGAACGTGTATGTGAAACTTCATGTCGGTGATCCAGGTGCAGCAGGTACATCGAACGCTGCGACCGAAACGACACGCAAAATTGTTTCGTTCGGTGCTGCGTCCGCTGGTGCGATCACATCTGATGCCGATATCAGTTGGACGAATATCGCAGGTTCGCAAGACGCAACACACTTCACCGCTTGGGACAATATAAGTGCCGGCAACTTCTTGTTCTCAGGCACGATCACAGGCAACGCTTACACAGCTGGTGACACTTACACAATTTCATCTGGCAATCTGTCTGCATCTTTGACCGTCGCAAGTTAGTACCGCCATGGCGGTCAAAAGGTTCGTGCTTGACACAAGCACACTGAACGACAGCACCACAGGACTCGATGGCGGTCTTGCATTCATCCTTGACACCAGCACACTCGACGGCACACGAGTCCTTGACGGTGCAGAGTTCCTAACCACAGCCACAGGCGCAGCGACGCTCGGTGCAATGTCGGCGACAGCGACAGCGACCGTCACACACTTCGCGACCGCATCAGCCGAACTCGGTGAACTTGTTGCCGAAGTTGCGCAAGTCATCGTCACAACGGATGCAACAGGCGAAGCAGAACTCGGCGGACTTGTCGCCACAGCGACCGCAACAATCGTCCTACCAGCGACAGCATCAGCAACTCTCGGCGGTCTTACTTCTTCGGCCACTGCCACAGTTGCACTACCCGCAACCGCATCAGCGAACCTCGGCGGTCTTGCCGCTTCGGCGATCACCGCAGTCGAACAGAACGCCGTCGCAACAGCAACCCTCGGCGGTCTAGTCGCAACAGTTGATTCAATACCGACACCACCAGAACCTGAGCCGACACCTACACCGTCTGGCGGTCGCAGAGTTTATTCAACGACACCACGCAAAAAGATTGAACCCATCATCGAGCCGGTCGTGGAGATACCTGTCATCCAGCCGAAACGACGCTACGCGGTTGTCTCAACATCTTTGAACGGGATGCAAGCACAAGCGACAAGCACGATCACATTCAGCATCTTGGACGATGATGCTGAGGTATTGTTGTTGGTCTGAGGTAACACTATGCCAATCACAAATGGATCTATTGCAGTCGGAACAGCTGCCACACTAATCACAACTTGCGGAGTGAATCCAGGGACACTACACATCAGCAACCTTGACAACACCGACACAATCTTTCTTGGCGGTTCAACAGTCGCAGTCAACGCTGGACACACAATCCCGA